TGCCTTGTATACCGGTCGCCCCCTGAATACCAGTAGCACCAGTAACACCAACGATACCTTGTGGTCCTGTCGAGCCCTGTATACCCGTTGCACCGGTGGTACCTTGTGGTCCTGTGGGTCCGGTTGTACCAGACCCTGCGTTGAGTGCGTACGATGCAGTTTGTGCGTAGGACGCAGATATAGCAGTATCAATTGAACCACTAACTAATAACGCATAGCTTGCGGTATTTGCAAATAATGCAGAAACAGCTAATGATGGTAAAGATCCAGTTCGTTGTACAATTAACGAACTTGGTTGAACACTTACTTTGTAGTCCGGTGAGTTTTCAATATTAACACTAATATTTGGTACATCTACCAACACTTTATTAGCGTCACTATTTTCTCTAACTACAACTGTTATGTCTGGTATTCCAATATTGATTGGACGTAACGAACCACTCATCTATTACCTCGTAGCGGTTGGACGAATAGTTAATGCTCCTTCTAATATTCTTCTTTTTATCGGAGAAACTGATCCACTAACCATATTTATGTCATAGACATATCTTCTCTGATTCAATGATAAAGTTTGCTCTGGTGTTAATTCTACTATTACTGATCCAGAATTTAGTGGTGACAGTTTTGTAATGTTAAACGAGGCGGCAACTTCGTCTGTAGTGTAATTTTCTCTTACTTGTCCCACGAACGTATAATCGGTTATATTAAGAGGAATACTTCCGCTATCACCAATAATCGTGGCTGCTATACGAAATGTTTCTCCCTGCCCAATATTAAATTCGGTAAGTTCTGCCATATTTTACATCCAAAAAAGAAGTGTCGCACTGCCTAATGATACTGTATATAAGTATCGGATATCATTGGTATAAAACAAAACCCCACCTATTAGGGCGAGGTTTTGTTGATTTCTACGAGAAGTTGTGTATTATAAAAAAATTAATAATTGAGTACGCAATAATCTGGTTGAATCTCTAATTCAATTGCCACGTTGTCACTGGTGTCTGACCATTCAAGGTCACCAAATGTTGCACGTGTAATCTGTGCACCCTTGATAATCCATTCTTCAACCTTGTCACCAACTGGCCCGAGAACTTGCAGAGTCAAATCTTTCTTGTAGAATTCTGCGTATCCGTCACGACCTGTTACTGATTCGTGATGTAAACGAACCCATTCCATCACTGCTTGTGCACCAGATGGAACTACTGGATCGTAAAGTGTCAAGGTCATAGGTTGCCACACCGATACACCCTTGATGTACCGAACGGTGTTGATATGTGGAACTTTGATTGTATCTTGACGAATTTCAGGACGGCTCACCTTTCTAACGATATAGGCAGGAATGCCTTCAATTAACATTAGAAAGCGATTTTTGACCTTTGGTTCGAACGCCGTAAAAAAAATTTCATTTTCGGCTACGATATTGTTTGCCATTTGTATCTCCTAACAGATTCTTAAATAAATAGTCTATAATCCAAAAATATAACCGATTATGCGCCTGGGAATGTTGCTCCAGTTGGTAAGATGTTGAATTCTAATTTAATGAATTCAGCAGTCTTTGTTGGTTGGAGATACAATTGACCAACCAATAAATTACGGTCAATTACGTCTGGTGTGTTATTGGTTTCATCCATAATCACACGGAATGCGTATAGACCTGATCGTTCTTGGACGTTTGCCAAGAATGGATTTACGATGTTGAGGAAACGACGACGAGTTATTTCAACATTTTGTTCGAATACTAAGAAACGTGATGAACTTGCGATAAACTTCTTAACGGTAATTAGTAAACGACGGACGTTTACACGGTCAAGTGCTGACCTACGGCGTTGTAAAGTCTTTTGTCCCCATACACAAATACCTTGTCCTGGGAATTGTGCGATTGGGTTGACTTTACCTTCGTATAATTCATCACGATTTGCTTGTGTCAATTTTGTCTTAACACCAGCTGCTCCTGGAATTCCACCACGATTTAAACCTGCTGGTGCAAACCATTCTGCTGCTTGATTATCACTATATGCATATACTTCTGGGAGAACTGCTGATGGTGGAACAAATGCAAACTTATTTGTATCTGTATCCAACACTCTTACCCAAGGATAGTATGCTGCTGCGTAATTACTATCAATTAATGCTGCGGTATTGATTGCTGTTGTAGCCGTGTCACTTGCACCTACAAGGTCCATAATGTAGAAACAATCACCACGTTGTTCACAAACATTCAATGCGTAATTTGCAATATATGAATGTTGTGAGTAGATAACACCAGGTAATACCAACAAGTTTATATCATATGAATCAGGATTTGAAATTGCATCAAGTGCTTTCTTAAATGCACGTGAACCAGCGGTTGTTGATGTGCTTAAATCAAATCCTTGTGTATTGTTTGCTGTGATACCATCATACATCTTGATTTCACGAGCTGGATTTAACCCATCAAACCCACCTTGGAATGGAACAGTAAACTTCAAGTATGATGCTAATGAAGGTGCTGACCCTGCAAGATATTGTGCTACTGTATAAGATTCTCCTGTACCTGGTTCATACAATTCATTTGATGCTAAGTTTTCGAGACTGAACTCTGCACCAACACTTACTGAACCACTTGGAAGTGGAGCTAAATATGATGTATTAGTACTTGGAAGATCCGAGAATTGATATCCATAATATTCACTTACATTTTGTGTAGCGGTTGTACTAAAACCACGTGTACTACCTGAAACCCACGTAGAGGTAACATATGTTGGTGCTACCAGTTGAGTTGTTGCGGTTCCAATTGGTGAGCTTAATGCTGCAAAACCAAATGGTAATGCATCCGTTGATACATTTTCCGAACCATCTGCCATTTCAACACGAATATATCTTGAGTTGTTTTGGAAATCACCTTGAAAATAACGTTCACCAGTTGCATCTTCTACTGGTGCGCTGTTACCAATTCTACGTGCGACATAATTTGCACTATTTGGGTCAAGGGATAAATTATCATATTGTTCTAGTACATTTGGAGTTGAATCGGTATCGTTAAACGCACGAACTTGAAGTGTAAAGGTACCATAGTCTCCAGCAATTAATGCTTTCTTTGGTCCTAAGATAGAAATTTTAACTTCTTTGTTTGCAGAGGTTCCATCACTTAATGTATGAACTTTGAATAAGTTTTGGTTAATACCACCAAGTGTTTGTGATCGAACAAACGGAGTTGATGCAAACTTGTAGGTTCCAAAAATACTACCTGTTAAGAATAATGCATTTGAACTTGTTTCTGCGGAGAGACTTACCGAGGCGCCACCACTTGTAATTGCTTCTGGGAAGATTCCGTAGATGTATGCACCCTTGGCACCTGTTGGTCCAAATCCAAAAAAGTTTCCAACATAACCACCAGCGGTTGATGTTGTGGATAGTGATGATCCTGTAAATGCCCCAGTCGAAGTGTTAAGTTGAATTGTAAAGTTATTTATTGTTCCACTTCCACTTGCTGTTGTAAGATCACTACCAGAAACGGTAGGATGAAGAATTGCATATACGAATGAACCACTAGAACCCGATGCCCTAACAACTACTGGTGTGTGGTTTATATTACTATATCCATCCAAACCAAGAACACGAACTACAGTTGCTTGTCCTGATTCACGAAGATAGTTTTTTACGGTAGAACCTAAGAATGACTTACCATCAGGTACACCAAACTTAGCTTCAAAATCACTTGGGCTGGTTACTACAGTTGGAATAAATGCGGGCCCTCTTGGGGTTGGACCAATAAAAGCACCAGCAATTTCACCGACCCCTTGTTCTAGGAAACTAAGGTCACGTTCTTGTGTGAAAACGCCAGGACTAACAATGCGTTCTGCCATACGGAATCTCCAATATTACTTATTTTTCAGGGGTAAATACACCAGTTTCAACATCCAAAGAACCCATTCCATACTTCTGTAAAAGTTCGTCAATTAATTGCTTTTCTTTTGTCAGCAATTCTTTGTACTTTGATGCTTGTTCAGTTAATCGTGATTTGACAATTGCTAAATCTTCTTCCATTAAATCGTGTGTCAACTTTAATTGACCAACGTTGGAAATTACCCCAACAATCTCTTCACGTAAACTCTTAACAGACGAGAGTTCTTCATCTGTTATTTTTGTTCCTTCACTCATAAAAAACCTCCTTATTTATAGACATCGGTACTCGTATTATAAATATAGATTATTTTCGTCAAACATTGCTTTTAACCCTCTTCTAACTCAGTAAAAGTGACGATTTTTTTGGTAGAAAATCGTTGCTGAGTTGTTCGCATAATCTTACTATATTTATCCAACATTTTCTCTGGTAGAAGGTATGCGTTAACGTTAAGGGTAAACGTGGTTCTAACTAATCTATCTTGGACGTTTGGTAAAACCGTATCCATTTTATATTCATTAATATTTGTATAAAACTTGTATTGCCCACGTTCACCCCAATATTCATCATCTTCGAATGATACTTGTTCAACGACCTTATTCATTTGTTCTACATATTCCGTCCAGATAATACATTCATATGTAAGGTCGAAATAGTCTGGAGATATGGTAGCAACTAATTGTTTAACTGGGCGTATACCGTTTACTGCCGCAAATCTATCATATGGATTATATCTGTTCCATCCACGAGGTTCAAAATCTTGCTCTAAATACTTGTTGACCGATGAGTTAATTTTACTCTTTTTCATACTTGTTCTACGAAGCATGATTATTGGTAACTGTATTTTGTTGAACTTATCACGTAATATACCATCTTTTTGAACACTTTTCCAACGTTCAGGATTTCCATAGATAACAGGTATTTTGACGGATTTACCATCTTGTGTGACAATTGGTTCTATTCTATTAGTTAAATATTTAATCAACGTTTCATCAATAGTCATCAAAGTAATGCTGATGGGCATGTCACTTACATCGGACTTTGTATCGTTTGCACGATTTTGATGTTCGGTTGGTTGTATGTTATCTACTACTTGTTTTATAAGTTGATCTGGTGTTCTATTGCTATAGTCAGCCATTAGGTATTAGCCTCCTCAATTTGAATACCACTACGACGAGTTAAGTGTGCTGAACAAATAATTGAATGGGTATTATATGGCTGTCCTGCAACAAGTTGAACATCGTTTGTGTTATCTATCTCGTAGTACAAACCGTTATATGAAATTATATCACCTACTTCTGGATATACGTCAACGTGTTCTAATAAAGAACGTACAAATCTAAACTCAGCGGTTTGTGTGGTGTCTACACCAAATCCATCTTTTGCTTCAGGATTTGTTTTTGCATACTTGACCAGTGCCTTTAATTCTACCGGAGTATACCTCGCCTTTTCCGTTGATTCTCCATATAAATTAATTGCAGTACTTTCTAATGCAATTTTATATAAGATAACGTCAACGTCTACCACATCAACTATTATTTCACGATTAATATGTTGAAAAAAAGTAAAATCTTTTTGTGAGACAAAACGTGGCATATTATCCGATGTATATTAAGGTTGGAACCTTCGAAAACATTTCTTGCATCATTTGTGCATTTTCTGCCTGTTTTTTCATTTGTGCTTGTAATCCCGTTTGTTCTAATGTTTCTCGAAGTTCTTTAATTAAACTTTCACGTTCTTCTTTTCCTTCACGACGAAGAGTATCACCATCAAGTTTTATGTCTGCGTCTGGAATTGGAATTCTCTCGTATTTACCACGAATATTTCCTAATGTTTCTTTAGCTAAAGCAAGAGTAAATCTAAATATCCAATTTTTACCCATAGCATTTATACTATAGTATGGAATGTGATTATATGGGATGTTTGACATATCCGATACACGTGAGCTAGAATTGTCAAATGTAGATCCGGGGCCTTGTTTATCTTCTACTACCATATAATCAAACCAGATAGTTGCTGGGTTTTTAAATATTGGTGTAAATCTTACAACATTATTAGATATTTCAAATGAGTATTGACTCTTACGAACCATATCATTGATTTCAATTGCTTGAATACGAAGTAAATCTTCGTAAGCAGGCATCATCACGAACGTTACTGGTGGTGAAAATCCGTCAAATCCAAATTCACCCATTAAGTTAGTAAGACCAAGACCTGTGGTTGCGAATGGATCGTAATATCGTGCAATTGCTGGTGGTAATTCGTGATATATGCGACGAATTTCAATTGCCCGTCCACCTTCATTCACATCTGCCCACAACGTTTTTAAATCATATGATTGTGTTCCTATGGAGGCAGAAATATATCCTTTTTTTACTTGTACGTTACCACCAGATTGTGCTTCAGTACCATATTCAGATGATAATTTAATTACTTGGGGTAATGCAGAACCAATAATGTTTCGCTGTGTAAGAATACTTCCTGTTGACATACCTTGTAATGACAACATATGTTCACGTGCCTGAAATTGATTCACTTGTGAACCATATGTCATAATTGATTCTTCAAAGCATGTATAAAATAGTTTGTCAATCAATTCTACATCAACAACGGAATACCCTAATCGACGAGCCACAAATTCCGCTACTCGTGGTGCGTCACCTTGAAACGCGGGCTCGCTATCAAATATACCAAATGGTGTTATACCACTAGGATTTACAGGAGATCCATCATATACAATCGGTGCGTCACTTAATAATGCCATAATAATCTCATATGTAGAAAGACTCTAAAATATAAATAGTATTGGATAATTTATAACGGTGAAAAGAGCAAATAAAAGAGGGTGACCTTTCGGCCACCCTCAATTATTTTATACTACCAAACTACCAGCTATGCTACTTTTTGATTAGACTGTTGCCAATCCATCGATGAAGATTTTTCCAAAAAATTCAGGGCGAACAATCTTCTTGGCATATCTGGTCATTACGCCTCTACGTGGTGTGAAGTTGTTTGGATCGTATACCAATGGAGTCATGATAAGTGGGATATATGGTGCGTAGACTGCACCAGTTTCGAGGAAGTTACTTCCACGGAAGCCCATTAACATTACGTTTTCGGTCATATATGGGTTCTTGTAGATTGTGTAACGGTTTTGGAATGAACCAACCTTGGTTACACCACCTGCAAATTCCATCTTATCACCGTCTGTTGCTGCCATAAATCCTGGAATTGTTTCGAGGATTGTTGCAACGGTTGGTGAAACAACTGCGAAGTTTGCACCACCTCTCATTGTCAATTGGTGAATACGGTTTGATACCTTTTGCATCTTTTGACCAAGTGTTTGGTACCAGGTCATGTTTGTCCATGCTTGACCAGCGAGTGTTGCACTTGGTACAAATGCTGAACCGTTCCATACCTTACCTACTTCTGCGTGCCAGAATTCGGTGGTTGTTGCGTTGTTGATTAACATATCAAGAATTTCGAGGTCGATTTCAGTTGAGATGTAATCACTTAACATTGCTGTTAATTCAGCTTCTGCATCAACACTGTGGTAAGCGTTCAAGTCTTGTGCAAGTTCTGGTGACCAGACTGCCTTCAACTTACGTGTCTTAGCCACGATTGTTTCAGAACGGAGTTCCAAATCAATTTGTGGGATGTTTAAGTTTGTTGTTGAGTTATCACGATCTTCGAAGTCACCACGAGTGGTATCTGTTGGTTGCTTACTGAATTCAACTGCTGACATTGAAACCATAGCACCAAGAGCTGATGTTCCACTTACGATAAGTGTAACATTTGTTCCGTCATACTTGGTGAATTCTGGAAGAAGTGCACCACCTGCAACGTTTGTTGTTACGCGGAATGAACGAACTGCGTTGAAATCTGCGTTTGAGAAACTTACTGCTGGAACAACGAACTTGAAGAATGATGCGAATGATGATGAGTATGTATCGTTGTAGTTTACATCACCATAACCAACTGCTGAACCTGATCCAATTGCTGGAGCAAGTGTTAATGTTGCATCATTTACTGAGTATGCGTATTCACCAGCACCGTAGAAACCACCACGTGGAAGAACACCTGAACCAGATGTTGTACCATAAAGTGAACTACCTGCGGTCTTACCGTTTACTGTGTTTGCATACTTGAAATCCATGAAGAATACCAAACCTGCTGGTAAGTTCATTGGTTGTACTGATACGAAGTTCTTACTTGCGATTGAACCAAATACCTTACGAACTAATGGAAGTGCGACACCTGCCCAGTTTTCACCAGCTGTGCCCGAACCACCTGGATTTGTGGTTGTTGCTTCCGAAAGAAGTTGTGTTGCTTGGTTTTCAAGCATTACTGCCATACTTTGTTTTTCGTGACCAGTTAAGCCTTCAAGAAGACCTGACTTTTCCCACTTGCCCGACAATTGACGGGTCTTTTCAACGACGATGCGGTGTGCTGAACCGGCTTCGTTGATAAATTCTGATACACCTGACATATGATTATCTCCTAAATGTTATAAAATGCCTGCGAGTTGTTGTAGACGCTTTGCGACTGTATTTTCTTCTAAAATTTCCTTCTTTGGTGCTGTACTTTTGGTTGACTTTGATGCCAAACCTTCCGTAACCACCTTAGTTGATGAGATACGACCCCTTGCTGTCTTAGCAGTTACAGTCATTGCTTCTGCTAATGTTGCGTATACCATCTTAACTTCACGAACGTTGATTGCTCTGTCGAATGATTCGAGGATTCCAACCTTTTGTTCGTTTGTTAAACCTTCCTTACGGAAGATTTTGTTGGTATAAAGGAGTTTTGCGTTTAGAAGATTTACTTCGTTAAGCCTGCCTCGTAGGAATTCTACTACCTTACGATATTCTGCAAGTTCTTTTTGAAGTGATCCCATTCTAGATGCCATTTGATGCTTTTCTTCTGTATCCTTTGCATCTTGTGCTTCCAATTCACGTAGGATTGCTTCAAGGTCGAGTTCTTCTTCACCTTCACCTGCTTCGTGACCCTTTTCCATACCCTTTTCCATACCCATTTCCATATCACCTTCGTGCTTTGGAATTGATGGGTCTGTTACACGCTTATTTACATCAGCTGCCATTGCAGCTTCCTTACCAATACCTGAAGATTGTGCCGGAACTTCCTTATCGTGAACGTCTGCTGGTGAAGCTGATGGTAACTTTTCTACTTCGTCACTACCGTATTCATCCATCTTTTCTTCTTCACTGTCGGTTTCTTCCTTTTCTTCACCATCATGCATAGCTTCGTCAAGTTCCTTTTCTTCCTTTTCTTCTGCTTCGTCAGCTTCTGAAAGTGACTTAACATCTGCTTCTAATTCCTTGATTACTTCGTCAAGGTCAAAGTCTGATTCTGACCAATCATCGTACCATTCGGTTGATGAATCGGTTTCACCTTCACCACTCATATCGTCATCTGCTGAATCGAATGATGCTGGTGATGGTTCCTTGTTGTCACCTGTACCGATGGTTGATGAATCTGCTGGCATTTCAGATGAACCTACTGGTTCACCATCTTGGAATGGTTCTTCCTTTGCCTTTTCTGCACCTTCTGTTGCTTCCATTGCTTCAGCGCGTAAACGCTTTGCAAGCATGGACTTGATTTGGGGTGTG